TGGGTATTGAAGGTTCTTTAACCGCTCAAGAAGGATTACAACTGTTAAACGGTTTAAAAGAAGGCTACAGAACCACCGTTGGGTACAATACTCCAGATACATTAGCGTATCAATTAATGGAGTACAATTTATTTGAATTTTCAGCAAGTAAAACCGAAGCTCGTTTAGCAGCAATGACAGAACTGTTAGTTGACAAAGAAAAAAACAACATTCGTTCTTTTGACGATTTTAAGAAATTAGCAAGCGAAAAAACAAGCCAATTTAACAATGAATGGCTATTAGCCGAATACAATTTATCAATTGCAGTAGGGCAAAACTCAGCAGCCTACCATCGTTTTATTGCTGAAAAAGATGATTTTCCTTATGTAGAATATCAAACGGCAGGCGATAGTAAAGTACGAAGCCAACACGCTAAGTTGGAGGGTAAAATTTTCAACCTAAACGACGGCGAAGCTATGAAACTGTGGCCACCTAACGATTACGGTTGCCGTTGCGAAATGGTACAAACCAATAAGCAACCAAAAAATGTAACTTCAGGAAAACAAGCCTTAGAACAAATGTACGATGCGGACCCTAAATGGTCGAAGTCGCAATTTGCTATAAACCGAGCAGATTTAAAACAAGTATTTACAAAAGAGCAGTTTTATAGCAACATAAAAGGCTTGCCTAAAAAGTTAAACAAAATGACTTTTGACAAATACAACTTACCTAAATGGGATGCGTTTAAATCGGATTTAAACACGCTTAATTTAGATAGCTCAATTACTGCAGACAATGTAAGTGAATTGTTTAAAAAGGACAAAGCAGGCGACTTTATGGGCTTTAAAGACTACTTAGGGCGTAAGCTAGTTTTAACAAAAAGCAATTTTGATAAACACATTAAGGGCAAGTACCTAAAACCAACGGAAAGCAGACACCAGTTAGTGCCTCATATAAAAGAAACTTTAAACAATCCTGATGAAGTTTGGTACAATACACCTGATAAATTAGACGGTAAATTTCAGTCCAGGTATATAAAGTTTTACAAAAATGAAATGATCATTATTGATTGTAAAACCACTGGCAACGGACTTGAAGTGTTTACTTGGTATAAGGCAAAAAAAGAAGACCTACACTTGCGTAAAGGTCTTCTTATTCGGAATAAAGTTTTAAACACCCCCAATTAAATGGTTCCTTACGTCTATGCTATTCCGCTGCAGTGAGCTATATCGTGAAGGGCGTTTTTAAAACTTGATAGTACAAATATACAAAATATTACAATATGGCAAAAAAATCGAAATTAGAGTTAGTACTGGAACTTACCGATAAGCTTTTTAATAATAAGCTATCTCAAGTTCAGGCAAAGCTTTCAGCTGCTACTGATAAGATGGGCGAAAAATTGAAAAATTTTGACGTGAAACAAATTAAAATATTTTCAAATTTTGGTAAAACATTTGATCCTGTAAAAATAAACCAAGCCTTTGAACTCTTTGATACCCTTGGCGAAAAGCTCGACTTTACCAAGGACATTAACAAAACAAAACTCGCATTGCAACAAATGGGTGTTGAAAATGTAGACGAAGTGAGTGCTAAAATTCACAACATTAGCAAAGTTTTTGATGATGATAGTATGCAAATAGCCAAAGCAGCCAATGCTATGACCAAACAAATTGGAGGTAGTTTTGAAACTAATTTAGCATTACTGCAGGCAGGTTACGAAAAAGGCGCAAACCTAAACGGCGATATGTTAGACCAGTTTAAAGAATATGGCCCACAAATGCGTGAGCTAGGTTTAAATGCCTCGCAAATGTTGGCTATTATGGCAAAAGCAGGGAAGGATGGTTTGTTTTCAGATAAAGCCATTGACTCCATTAAAGAGGCGAATTTAAGTTTAAAAGAAATGGGGCCAACCCAATTAGATGCTTTAAAAGGAATTGGATTAAGCGTAAAAGATTTGGCAGGAAAAACCTCATTTGAAGCTGTGCAGCTTATTTCAAAAGCAATGGAAGGCGCAACCGCACAAGCCAAACAATTAGCGTTAACCGATATTTTTAAAGGGGCAGGTGAAGACGCTGGTATGAGTTTTATTTTAGGCTTAGGAACTATGGAACTGGATCCAAACAACATAGAATCGTTTCAAGCTGCAGATGCAGAACTAAAAAGTTGGGCAGCTAAAATACAAAGCGGTATTGCCAATACTTTAGGCAATTTACCAATACAAGACATTGCTAGTTTTACAATGACTGTTTTCGGCTTAATTTCAATTTTAACCACTTTAAATGGTGTTATGAAATTTTCTACAATTGCAACAAAATCATTAACAGCTGCGCAATGGCTTTGGAATGCAGCAATGACAGCCAATCCAATAGGCATAGTGGTAGTAGCAATCATTGCATTAATAGGCTATGTTGCTTTAGCAATCAGTAAATGGGATGATTGGGGCGCTGCTTTAATGCTCTTTTTAGGTCCAGTAGGATTAATTATAAGTGCGTTTAAATCTATGTACGACCATTGGGAAAGTATTAAAAAAGCATTTAAAACCGATGGTATTATTGGCGGTTTAAAACGTATTGGAATGGTGTTATTAGATGCCGTTTTAAAACCTTTACAGCAAATGCTCGAGGCTATTGCCAATGTTGACCCAACAGGATTAGCGCAAAAAGGAGCCGATAAACTAAAAGCATTTAGAGAGGCACACAACTTAACCACTCCAGGAGAAAAAGAAGCTGAAGTAACACAGTCAAAAACACCAACAAGTCCGGTAACACCTTTAATGACCGCTCCTGTGTTAGATGGCAAAGTAACTACCACCGGAACCGACAAGAAAAAAGAAGGTGAAGATGTTAGTAAAGCTGTTGGTAAAGCCAATCAGGTTAAAAAGATAGACATTCGTATTGATGCTTTTAATAAAGGCGGTATCAATGTAGCGCAAAGTGCCTTTAAAGGAATGACTAAAGACGACTTAGAGGCTTGGTTTAAGGAAATGCTAGCTAGAGTAATTTTAAACGCTGAAAACGCTTAAAAATGGTTGATAAAGACTATTTACAAAAACTAAACCGCCTTCGTAAGCTGTACGATAAGTTTCCGAATATGGCAGCTATTGAGGCGGTTAATTTTAGTAAGGAGCGTTTTGTCCGTAAAAATTGGGTAGACAAAACACCTAAACCTTGGAAAAAACCAAACCCTGTTCCTGCTTGGGTTCCCACAGCGTGGCGCAAAAAGGGCGGTTCTTTATTAATTGGTAAAGGTTCTGGGCGTTTAAAACGCTCTATTCGTAAAACCAATGTAACCAGGAACAGTGCTACCATTGCCACCGATGTTCCGTATGCGCAAATACACAATGAAGGTGGTATTATTAAACAAAATATCACCATTAAAGCGCATAGCAGACAACGTAAAGGTAGAAGCCATAGGGTAAAAGAACACAAGCGAAAGCGCCAGTTTAAAATACCGCAACGGCAATTTATTGGCGAATCTGCTATTTTAATGCGCCGCATAGAACGAATGGTTCAGCGCGAAATGACCGAAATTTTAAAATAATTTAAACACCATTTAAACAATTATGAAAACATTTTATAATAAACTAATTGAAGCTTTTGAAAATGCGGACAACAAAGCCCTTTTTACGGACAAAAACATACCTGCAGTTAGCTATATAGATTTGTATGCCGGGCAAGATTTATTTGAAGAAAACTTCGAATTATTTTCACAACCTGCAGTATTTGTTGAATGGACTATTGATTATAGTGGCGACACACCAATTGCAACAGTAACGCTGTACGCTTGCTATGAGCAAATACGCGACACTTCTAACATATCACTGAACAAAGACCTTGGTTTAAAGTTCTTAGATTATATTGATTGCGTGCATAAAATAGCGCAAAATATTGAAAGTGAAAATACAGGAAAGTTAGATTTAGTTTCTGAAGGGTTTAACCAAATGGATAGCATTGTAGATATTTATACGCTAACCTACCAATGCAGTTATACAGGTAGAAAAAACCCTCAACAAAATTATGAAGAGGGCGAAATTGAAAATTTAGATTTAAAGGGAAAATTAGTTATTCAGCTCGATTAGTTTAACGCATTTTTAGCCTGGTTAAAATCTGCAATAAACTGATCAGAATTGTTGTTGTATTTTGTATTGGTAATCACCATTGTAGCCTTGCCAGTTGGCAATACGGTAAACACGGCATAATCTTGCTTATAATACTTTTTAGCTTGGTTTACAGGCGTATCATTGGTAGATAAATTGGTGTTGTACATATAAATAAACAACTTAGCCACATCGGCAAAACCGCCGTTAATTTCAATAGACTTTACCACCTCTAAGCCATACACGGTAAACGTATTGTATTTCACTTCTAACGCATCTCTATGGGTTGGATTGGTATAAATTTCAAACTGAAAACCCTTACCGCTTGGTGCGTTTTCTTTTGGGTTCATTTTTAAGTTATCTGTAACCAATTTGCGTACATTGTTTAAGGTTACATTTA